CAGTTGCCATTGCGGTCGCACTGCTGAAATATGGAAGCTTGTCTGTTCCTTGAGTTAATCCAGCAAAGTCATCTAAGGCTGCATCCCACGCTTGGACATCGGAACCAATAGCAACTCCAAGATTTGTTCTTGCTCCTGACGCTGTTGAAGATCCTGTTCCACCTGCTGCTACCGCAACATCAGTACCACTCCAAACCCCTGTTGAAATTGTTCCAACAGAAGTCAAGCTTGAGGAAACAACTGTTGATCCAAGTGTTGTTTGACTTAAAACATTATTTGCATTAATCCTGAAAGTTTTGCCAGAAGCAACTTCTATATGCTCTGAAGAAGTCCATGAATCAGTTGAATTAACCCAGTTCCAAGTCTTGTCGCCGTCACCAGAATCAAGAGTTATTCCACCTCCATCAGCAGCCGCATCATTCGCTGCCCCTTTTGCAAGCTCAATGTTTTTATCAGCAATCGTAATTGTGGTTGAGGAAACTGTAGTAGTTGTTCCTTGAACAACCAAGTTTCCTGTAACCGTTAAATTCTGATTACAAGTAAAGGAGGGAATTGTCGCTCCACTTAAATCAACTGTTCCAGTGAAAGTTTTATTCCCTGAAATTGTTTGAGCAGTTGAAAGAGTGTTGTAATAGCCATCTCCACCTATCGCTTCAATAGCTGTAGCGGAACCGCCTGAGCCTCCAGTACCCGTTCCGTAGTAAAGAATATTATTACCTTCTGCATAAGCAAGTTCTGCATTAGCAAGGCTGGTAGGGGCTGACGACCCTGTTGATCTTTTAATTCTTAGGGTGTTAGCCACTAGAAGTTACCTCCGTCTAAAAGAGTGAGCTTGGTTTCCAAAGCATCTGCTTTGAATTTTTGAGCAGATAAATCGTAATAAATTACGCTCCCATCTACTTTAGCTGATTCATCTAATTCTATACCTTTTGCCCCTTGAGGCCCACGAGTCTGAACAGTAACAACCTTTGTCTCTCCATTAACCGTGACAGTATTATTTGTCTGTGTAATGTTGACGTTTGTCATGTTATCTCGTGAATCCTTGTGAAACGGTAATTGTTCCTTCTAAATAATATTCTTTTTTCCCTGTCGGTGTATATTCCAATAAGAGATCATAATAAAGTGTATCTGGAAAAGTAAGTGTCTGAGTATCAGTAAGAGCTAACTCAAATTTTCCTAATGTTCTATTGGTATATGTAATTGTAAAATCTGCATGTTTAACTTCTCGATTACTGTCCCACGCTTGAGCCGTTATGGTATAACCCGCAAGATCCATAGCGGCATCATTAGCATCAGTTATTTGAATTGCTTCAGACCAATCGGCTGCTCTCTGAACAGTAATGTTATGAAGACCAGGAGAAACAGCCATATTTTTTAAGCAGCGTCAGGTGGAGTTGTTTCTCCTTCTGGAACAGGAGCAACAGGTGGTTCTATTTTATTATATCCGTCTATTTCGCCATTAATTTTTTCAACGGCAATTAATATTCCATTTTGCTTGTTTTGTATTTCTTGAAGCTGTTTTGAAAGCTCTTCTTTCTGTTGGGTTAGAGTGTTGTATTCATCAACAAGTTTTTTCCCTTTATCTTGTGCTTCTTGACGTAATTCGTTGACAGTTGCCATTTAGATAAGAACTAATTGTTATGCGTTTCATTATAAGCCTTTCAAGAGACTTGACCAACTTCTGTCAAATTGAATTTATAAGCTTTTCCATTCCTCCTGTTCAAAAGATACAAATCATTCTCTCCCTCTTGGATTGTGTAATCACCCCACGTTCCATCTACGTCATTTGTTTGACCCTTGTTTGAAAGTTGAAGGTCATTAATGTATAAATTCTGCCATCTTGCTCCTGAGCTTCCTAGGTTTCTTGAACCTGTAGGCATAAGATGTTGATTAAAAACAAAATCAGTGCCATCAGATGTGATTTTTCCATCTTCATCATCAGAAGAATTATCAGTTGTATGGAAATGAAGTTCCTTTCCAATATCTAGATCTCCACTGCTATCTACGAAAGGCACAACATCAAATCTATTACCCGAAGAAGAAGCCGATAGAGAATTTAATTTACTAGCATTACTGGCTGTTCCTGTTACTGCTCCAACAAAAGTTGTTGCTGTACATGTTCCATTAACTGTAAAGGCTCCAGATGTATGTACTAAAGAACTTTCAAGATATATATCATCGTCCGCATCATTATTTATTCCTATGTGTAATTTTGTGTTCTCTCCAGACTCAACATAATATCGAATAAAAGCCTTGTCACCACTTCCACCTCCGGGATTTTGGGGAAACAAAATACCCTTACTATCTGAATTACCAACAGAAGGTCGAATAAAATCAGTAACAATTAAATCATTAGTTGTTAAATCCGACGTTACTTGTAAATTTCCGTTTACTTTGGCAGCCGTTTTAATATCAAATAAAGAAGTTGAAGCAATTAAATATGTTGAACTTCCAGCCCTGTTTCTTAAATTATGTGTTTCAGCGTTTATGAAAGAAGCATTTGCATCTGTTCCAAAGGTTGTATATCCTTCATTATTTTGAACTCTTATATAAACAGGTTCACCAGTACCTTGATGAACATGCAAGAAATCATCAGGGCTGGTATTTGCTCCAATACAAACACGCCCAGTGCTTGAATCAATAACCATTCTTGTATGAGTTCCCGTCTTAAACAATATGTCTGCCGCATCAACAGTCTCAATCGTTAAATTGCCTGTCCCATTATGAGTTAATTCTGTCCCTCCATTCGTGCCAGAAGCCCTTACTATTCTGAAACCATAGTTAGCACTGTTATCAGAATACATTGAAAAATTACTAGCATGATCCCCTCCTCCCGACTTACCTAATTCAAGATGAGCTGTGGATGTCCCATTAGTAATTCTTGCATTACCATTAACATGAAGCTTCTGGGCAGGATCTACAACCCCAATCCCAACCTCACCGTTTGATTCAATTGTTAAACGATCATTGCTATTTGTTGTAAGTCGAATTTCATTAGTGGCTGGACGATATAAACCATTAGCAGGTGCAGTCGTTCCTGTGACATTAACCCTTGCAGCTTGAAGTTCATCGCTTGCCGTTATATCAACCCCAGAAATATTTCCAGAAGCAGTTATATTTCCACTTGTTGTAATAGCAGTGAAATTATGATTAGAGCTTAAACTTTCCCAATCATCATTCGCTGAATTTCTTCGTTCAAATTTATTTGAACTAGCATTCCATCTAATAGCTCGAACAGGGTAAGTTCCCCCTTGATTGTCATAAGCAGTGACATCAGAAGACAATAGACCTGTCGCTGCATCAATTTTGGCATCTAAGTCAGTAAGAACTTCCGTGTAAGTTCTTGTAACTGTTGGCCTGTTAAAAAAAACCATTTAATTAAACCCCTCTGGCTGTCCAGTCAAATGTGCCTGTTGTTGTATTCCCACTTGTATCATAAAGGTAAACTCTAAATCCATTTGGGGCGAACGTATCAACAAAATCATAGATGGCATATCTCGCTGTGCCAGTAGTTCCTCTAATACTTAGTGAAATTGAATCAATATCAACAAATGTTTTAGCGAAACTAACTTGTAACCCAGAAGAAGCATTAGTAACTGTTCCTGATCCTTGATCTGTCTTTTGTTTAATAGATAATTTTGTTGAAATTTCAGTAACTTTAATTAAATCATTATTCCCTGCACCGCTTAAAGAAAAGGTTGCTCTTACATATCTAAAATCATTCCCTAAAACTGTTGCATTCCCCGCACCTTTATCTTGCCAACTATAGGAAGCAGGAGTGTTATCATTTGGGCCTACTTCACTTAAATAAATTCTTGGAGTAATAGTCAACCCTTGACCCACTGTTTCATCAGGATCAATTGACATTGCTATTGCAATAGAAGAAGTAGCTAAAACGCCTCCATAATCAAAGATTTCTTCATAAGCTCCTGAATTTTCAGAAGGCAAAGCATAAACAGTGTTGGCCCCATTACTATCGAAACCAGTTCCAGCAAAATGGTTTTGATATTGGGTTGAAGTGTCTAAACAAAAATAACCAACATTATCAATGACATAAGAATTGGTTAATGTTGAAGGACTGTTATATGAAATATTTCCAGTTGTCTGTCTACTTCCTGCAACCTCAAAAGTAAACTCATTTTTAGTTGTTGATTTGATTACATATTTTTTCCCATCATCATTACTACTATTTGCTGTTCCAGAAGTGAAATTAACTTCTATCTGTTGATTAATAGATAATCCATGATCCAACTTTGAAACAGTAACAATTAATCCTGCTCCACTATTATCACTATTCGCTTGAGAATAAGTTGCTGTAATTGTTCCATCTATTAAAGCAGTTTTTAAATCAGCATTTAAAACATAATCAGGAGGTTCGTTTACTCTTGCTTGTTTTGAACCTGCTATCCCTTCTCTACCTGAGCTATCAATCGCTGCCAAGAAATATGTATATGTCCCTCCAGCTTGTTCAAAAACCGTCGTAAATTTTCCCTGTTTTGACCCAATTAAATTATTTGCTGACGTATTAGTTTTATATAAGTTATAAGCAACAACTGGTAGACATCCTGTTAAATCAGGCTCCTCCCATCTAAACAAAACATTATTATCAACAACCTCTTGAGTAATATTTGCAGGTTGAGGGATTTGCGTAACAGTTACGTTCTCAGCATCAGCCGTTCCTTCGTTTCCATTAACATCAACAGCACTAACCCAATATTTTTGACTCCCAGTATCCCAAGTTACTTTCTCTGAATAAAAAGTAGCATCACTTTTTCCGATGAAATTAGCATTAACAGTAGCTACCGCCTCATCTGTAACCGAAGAAGCTGTTCTGTAAATTTTATATTCACTAATAGGCAAACCATCAATAGCTTTAGTTATTGCAGCCCAATTCAATAAAACATTTTCATTTTTGCCATCAAAACTATTATGAGTAACAGTTGGAGTTGCAGGTAAAGAGAAAGAAACATCTGGATAATTTTCTATACCTGTCCTCCCTGCATCTCCAAAATTCCCATTAACATCAATAGCTCTAACCCAAAAACGAACAGTAGTAGCCCAGTCAACATCTAAGACATAAGTATTAGCTTTTATTGTATTTTTCAAAGTTGCATCACCAACACTAGCAATTCCGTTAGTACTTTGTCTTATCTCATATTCTTCAGTCTCCGTATTACCCGAAACATTATTCCATGAAAGTCTTAAAGTATTTGCTTCATAAGCCCAAGAGATATTAGGAGCAGGTGCTTTCGCAAATGGAACGGTAATAGCCAAAGCATTTCCATAATTACCAGCAATATCTTTTGCTCTAATTCTAAAAGTTTGCCCTTCATTCCAAGTAACTGGAATACTAAAATTAAGCGCTCTTGTTGTGCCTTCTAAATTAGACGGACTAACTGACCCCTTATAAATTTCATACTCATCAATCGCATAAGAAAAATCACCTGAAGCTACACCTGGAGGACTCCATTGCAATTCAAGGACATCATTCTTATAAGCATATGTTCCTCCAGTCGGAGCAGCAGGTTCAACAATCGAACCTGCTACAGCCTTCGCATTTACACTGTAATTACCATCAGTATCAATAGCCTTTATCAAATAATCGACAGTTGTTTCACTATCAATCGAACCAACGACATGAGAAGTAGTATTAAATTCACCAATAACAGAAGCAGAATCCCAAGAAGTTCCTTTTCTTATTTCATAACCTCTAATATCTAGATCTGCGAACTCTGGAGCAGTAGGAACAATCTTTACCCATTTCAACTGGAAACCTACATGAGGATCAAAATCCAACGTAAAGGTCTGAACATCACTAGGTCTAGCTGACTTCCCTGTACAAGTAAAAGAGCTTGTTAAAGGTGAAACAGAAGGCCGTCCTGCTGCATTGACGCTATAAACCTCAAACTCAAAAACCGCAGAACCAACAGTAGAATCAACAGCTACATCTAATATTTCATAATCTGGATTTTGCTGCCGAACAGTATTCCATCCTCCACTATCTACTCTCCATTTGAACAGATATTCATTAACACCTAACACAGGTTTCCATGAAGCAATTACTTTGACTCTTACTTCATCTCTATATCTATATAACTGTTGTATAGGAAACTGAGTTGAAACAGTTGAAACTATGTCATCAGGATCATTACTAGTTGCTGGATTAAATGTATGTATTTGTCTTATAGACCATCTGGTTGGAGAGGCAGGAAGTTCATTTAAATTGCTACTATCTCGATAATCAAGAGGTTCTTCTTGTTCTATATGATCATATTTACTCTCATTATGAGATAAAGCTGTAACTGTATATTGAAAATCTGATTTCTCTTCTACCCCAATAACTTTCCACTTTGATGTTTGAATTGTTTGAGCATCTGTTCCAATTGTTTCCAAGACCCACAGGCTGTTAACACTAGGAGTCTGATCTTGAAAAGTGTCTTCATAATCAGGCTGACCTGGCTGTCTTCCTAACGAATCATTAACCCTGATTCTGAAATTAGTATTGGTTGTAATGACACCATCAGAAGTAATTCCTGTTGCTCCCACATCTCCTTCGTAAACACTTCCATCTTTCATTACTACAAATAATTTTCTTGTGTATGCGACACTCCCACCAGCACCTGGCAAATCAGTTAAATCAGTATTATCAACTGTCAATTTATTTGCAGCAGGAACAGCTTTAATTCGACCACCTCTTCTTACTCCTGCTTTCACAGGATCTGCAATATCAATGATCTGACCAGGCCTGCATAAAGTTCCCGCTTCTAAAGAAGTTGTAAATGCACAAGTCTGAGTTTCATTATTTGCTACATATAATAACCATTTCCCAATTCTTCGAGCCTGATAACGGGAAGTACATCCAAAAGCATTAATTGTTTTAGACACAAGGCCATGCTTCGCCAGATTTTCTTCGTCAACTACTTCCTCATAAACTGCATCTCTAAGCTCTAAATCATAATATTTAACAATCGCAACTGTTGTTCGAGTCTTCTGAGCTGTACCCGAATAAGTAAAACCTTCTTCTGTAATATTTGCCAAAGTAAATAAATGGCTACTATCAACACCTTTCTTGTCTTGAGTAAGAGTTAATGACCCTGCACTGTAATAAGGCATTCCTCTAAATACAGAACAAAGATTATTAATTACTTTGAAAACATCTTCCCTTTTTTGAATATTACAATTTAAAGAAAACCTTGGTTCAGTATTAGTCGAAATACTTCCATCACTCAACCTAGTTTTAAAAGTAACAAGATCACTACAATATCTACTAATACTATAAAAAGAATATTTATCAAGCTGAGACTCTGAAATATGATCCCCACAGCCATACCTAGAGGACGTAAGTAAATCTAGCAAGCAGAAAGCAGGATCTGTAGTCCATTGTGCAGCACCCATTGTGCCGTTAAATATATATCCAGATGGATAAATTATCCGTCCATTGCTTTGATCAACTGTTGGAGTTTTCCCTCCATTTGTTCCTGGGATTCGTACTTTAATACCTCTAACTCTATAAGCTCTGGTGGGGATGTTATTAAATTGTTCTGCGTCTAAAGTTAAACCAACAACAGCCGAGTTTGGATATGTATATCTCTTTCTAAACCTAACATTTCCACTTGTGTTTCTACTGTCTGAAGCAGTTACTTTAAACTTTGTACTTTTCCAATTAGTGCCTGATGTACCTGTTGTAATACTAGAAACAACAAAATTTTTATCTACAGAACTTCCACTCGTAAAATCTATATTTACAGCATCTCCTACTAATAATTCATGCCCATCATTATACGTAATTTCGATAACATTTCCCGAACCACCTGACTCATCTGATTGCGTATATGTACCAGTTTTTACGGGGCCTGCAAAAGTTACTTGAGCATAACTAGCGACACGAAATTCTGTATTAATAGATAAAAGTTTCGATGCATTTAAATCAACATCTCCATCATCAACAGTCTGACGAACTGCCCGAAACATAACAGGAAAAGCATTATTTTGAATATCAAATTCCCATTGCCTTTGATATAAATCAGCAGTACGACCTTTGATTTTGATCATGTGTGATCCCGAAGCATGATCTGTTCCTACATCTATATTTGCCCACGCTCCATTGCCTTGTTTCTTTTGAAAATAAAAATCAAATTCAGTACCAACCGCATCCCCATTACTTTTGACACGCTGAAGAACCCCAACACTAATAGCTATTCGTACAGCATCTACTGATGTACTAGTAATTGTTATTTCAACAGGATTATCTTTTCTAACAACTAAATTAACAGGAGTTTCACTTGAGGTTTCTTCAAAGCCAGGCATTACTGCTTGACTTGCTGTTCCAGGTCGAGCATGAACAGTTACATCTTTGAAATTATAAGAACCATCTCTATTTTGAAGCGGAGTATTATTTAAAATAATTGATTGATGCCAAGGGTTTGCAGCACCTTCTATTTCATTGTCGTTAAAAGCTGGACTAGGAGTTTTCAATCCTTCAAGTTCTCCCTCCCCAATAAGATCTAATACCGAAGCATGACTTCGTGAATCCAAACTATCTGGATCATTTTTAGGAGTTCGACCTCCACCGCCGCCGCCTTTTCCGCCGCCGCCGCCTGCTCCAATTATCTTGTTTTTATCAATCATGGAATTGGTTCATCATTAATATCAACTTTGGCACTGACAACAACAGAGCCTGTTATGACTTCCCCATAGATTACAGGTATTGCCGTTCCAGATCTACTGGTTTGCTGAACACCATTAAACGAAAAGGAATTTTCTGGATCTGCCTCATTTTCAGGTACTTCAGGAACAGGAGCAAGTAACCCTGCTACACCCGACAAAACAAGAGCTATACCAATATTTCCTGCTAATGCGGCAAAAGAAAAAGCACCAGATAGAGTACTAAAACCTGCCATTCCAAATTTAAGTGACATCCCTCCAGTAGCTGGAGCAGCAATAATAGCCGCACCAATTAAAACAGCTCCTAAAATAATTCGACCGACATTTCCACCCCCTCCAACGACAGGAATAATTTTTATATCATCACTACCAGCAGGATAAGAAAGTTCCTCTACTGGAATAGAAGTAGCACCTACATCTACTTGATAATATTGATTCGCCATATGATTCGTTAACTCAGGCCAATTAGCCAATAAAAATCTAATTGCTTCACCAGCATTATTAACTTCTGCTTCTAGAACAGACAACCCAATGAAATCCTTGAGTCTTCCATATAATTTGATCTTACGCAGCATAACGAAGCCTCCTTCCCGTACATTTTACTAACCATTCACCATAAAAGTCTCTACTACTAAGTCTTCCCTCAATATGATGCAAAATCATTTGACCATCACCTAAAAAAACTCCCATATGATTTAAGCCTGAACTATTAATAGCAAATAAAATACTATCTCCATCTTCTAAATTCTCATCAGGCAATAAGTCTCTAAATCCAGTCTCAATATAACATTCTTCAAATTGAGGATTTAAGCGGAAATCTTCAGGATCTACAGGCCTTTCCCAATCCCTCAAGAAGATACCTTTTTCTAAATAATAATCTCTAACCAAGCTCCAACAATCGTGAACCCCATAAACATATTGTCTCCCAACCAAAGGAGCTTTCCATCCCGATGGATCAAGTCTAACCCAAGCTTCTGTTTGAGGATTACATATATGCCAAGGCAAATTAGTTGCTTCACAAGCTGTCCTGTCTGCTCCACTAGGATCTGGTGAGAGAACAGGATGCGAATGAACTACCGCCAAAATATCTCCAAGTTCTTCCGCTTTTGCCCAATCCCTTGGTTCTATAATGAATTGATCTTTCGGAACAGTAGAAATATTTTTACAAGCAATATATCTCTCTCTTCCCTTAATACAAACTAATAAACCACAAGCTTCATTAGGAGCATCAGCTTTAGCATGAGCCAACGCAAGTTCTTTCCAACTCATCCGTGGAAAGTGCCAACACCAGGGAAAAGACTTGGCAATACAAC